CCCGGCCCAGCAGGTGGCTGGGCACCTGGCCGGTGATGGCCACCATGGGGATGGAGTCCATGTAGGCGGTGGCGATCCCGGTAATGAGATTGGTTGCTCCCGGTCCGGAGGTGACCATGCACACGCCCACCTTACCGGACACACGGGCGTAGCCCGAGGCCATGTGGCCGGCGTTCTGCTCGGTTCGGACCAGGGTGTAGCCGATCTCCGGATGCTCCTTCAGGGCATCCACCGCCGGGCAGATCGTGGCGCCGGCGTATCCAAAAATATGAGTTACCTGTTCCTCAATCAAGCTCCTGATTAAAGCCTGTGCTCCGTTCAAAGAGCATCACCTCCGTTGCAGGGGGCTCTCTACCGCCCCGACAAAATGAAAAACGGCCTCGCCCTATCCACCTGATAGGGCGAAGCCGATTGCTCCGTGGTACCACCTAAATTCATGGGGGGGCGAAGCCCTGCCATGCGCTCGTTGCCCCTATAACGGAGGGAATCCGTTCCAACCTACTAAGGCCCATGCCGGTTCAGGAGGACTGCTCACGGGTGAGATTCGGTGGTGGTCCTTCAGGGGAGCTTACACCAGCCGCTCCCTCTCTATGCATTCAGACATACCTACTATCCCGCTCATCGCCTTTGTGATGATTATTATTTATCATATCCTATTTGGCCTGCTTTGTCAATTCTTCCCTACGATTTTCTTTTCTCCTTTGCAGCCCCTATTTTTCCTTCCCATGCATTTTTTTGCCCCATGTCTACCAAATGTCTACCAAAAAAGGGCGGAAAGCCTTGGGACAAAAGGAGTGCGGAAATTCCCATTTTTTGTATGTCTACCAAATGTCTACCAACGGCACTTTTTCGGTAAAAGAGGCGCCGTTTGTTACGTTTTGGGGCAATTTTTAAAAGAAAAATTGGCCTGCAAGGGGCGTTATACTCCCCTCACAAACCGGGATAGGCTGACGAACAGACCAACACTTCTGCAAAGACGGACTGTTATAATATGCAAAACTCCCCTCACCTCGCTTATAGTAAACTAAATCATCCAGGTGGAGACCAAAAATGATAGCATGATAATGGGGGCGAAAAGTCTTAGTACCATATTCACCAGCGGCAAAAAATCGTATCTTATCATCGGGGAAAGCCTTACGCAACCGCTTCATAAAAAGCTGAAAGTCACGCTTACAGAGGGACATAGAAGGCAATGCCTCGCCGGTCTCGGGATCGGGGTAATAATGCTTAGGTACATGGGCCTCATCATAAGTCAAAGTAACAAAATAAGCGGAATCATGATATTCCAACTCCAACATACAACGATTAGCCCATTGACGGGAATAAGCCAGGCGGCAGCCAATGCACTGACCGCAAGGAATCTGAACGGGTGGACCCATAGGAGAAGACTTCAAAATCTCATCGTTAAAGGCTTTCTCATTATAGGGACGGATAGAATATTGCATCTTACCAGTATCCGGACGGATACCAATAGGGACACCCATAAGAGGATGGTAACAGGCCACACGAAACTCACCTCAACATAGCAGACATACACGATGTAAAAAAGAACAAGACAAAAAGCAGAATATACAGACCAACAACAACAATAATCAAGGACAATAAAATCTTAATTAGCCGTTCCATTCTCAACCTCACCTCAAGCTTAGTATAAGTGTCTTCCCTAAGCTTGTCAACGGTATGGTGTCACTCGGACCAGTTATATCAAGAGAATAACTGGTCCGAGTTCCTACCACGGCTACCGATTCAGAGACGGGGGCTTAATAGCACCACTGCTGCCCTTAGACTTGCCGGACAAAGAACCTAAAAAATGACCCAGGCCTTCGCCCCAAATGTGACCAAGCGAAGCCGCAGCACCAGGCCAAGTCTGCGGATAATACTTCCTCAAGTTAAACTCCGCATCAATGCCCATCTGCTTCATCTCTTTGTTAACCTGGGCATTGATCTTCGCCACATTCTCGGCAGAAAGGTAACCTTTATCGGCAGCATACTTAGTAGCCTCAGAATGGATAATGGCAGAGGCTTTCTGAGCAGCAGCCATAGCCTGGGTACCTTTCAAGTTATTATCCGACACATAGCGAGATACAGCGGCAGAGATATCAGCAGTACGAAGCTGGGTAGCAGAGGCCAGCTCGGCAGTATACTTAGACATAGCATTGTACTTATCGGCAACGGCAAGATTAGCCTGAGCAGAAACACGCTGATTCTCAAGGGCCGTCTGAGAGCTTATAAGGCTCCCTAAGAGGCTTACAAGGGCGGTATTGATGGAAGTATCCGTATCACCTTTAGCGCCGCTAGAAGTCACGCCAGAGGCGGTGGCACCGCTTGTTACAGCGGCACCATTGCCTCCAGATGCAGAAAGAACAGGATTAAGACCAGCGGCCTTAAGATCAGCAATCTCACGTTGATGGGCAGTATCAGACATCATCTTCTGCCAATCACGATTCTTCGCGGCCTCAGCTGCATTAAACTCCATAGCAATACGATTCTGCTCAACCTGCCAATCACGCAGCTGCGCTGCCTGCCGAGCAGACCAGGCATTGTTAGCGGCAGAATTAGCATAAATCTGCTCGATAGGGTCTTTCGGACGAGAAGAACCAGTTGACCTAGGAATATCCTGAGACACACGGTTAGCAACCGTTTTTGCAACACCAGCCAAAGCAGAACCAACAGCCAAAGCGGAAGACAGCATATCAAACACCTGCCTTAATGATGGTCAATGAGACCAGGAATAGAATACAAAGGCATTGGGCGAGTACTACGATTCTGAATATAAATATCAGCAAACAATTGATTAGCGACAGAGGATTGTACCGCAAGAGTACGATCAACCGGCTTAAGGTCCTCACGAATCCAACTATCACTAAGAGAAGGCAAAGTGTCATAATCATCGCCAAGATGCCAGACATCCAGGGACTGAGCATAAGTAGACCTCATTTCACCAGAAACACGGTTAGGTTTATAACGGTAGTCAGCCCAAGCTTCCTGATAACCAAAAACTTCATCATCCTTAGAAGTACCTTGAGCATAAATCTCCTTGTTCTTAACAGCCTGTTCTCCAATATTGGCAAACACCGGCCAATAATAATCAAAGCGATCCTTCCGGGACCAGAAACGTTCAATACCCTGTTGATAAGTATGATCATAGCGAGCAACCATAACGCCGATCACAAAACCATGTTCAACAAAGGACTTGGTAAAGTCAAAATGAGAATCAGAGGTCATGGAAAGACCAACAGGAGTTCCCTGAGGGGTACTACCTTCCACAGTAGCAGACTGCTGTACAATCTGATTAATATTGATAGGAATACGGTTGCCACCAAGATACTCGGGACGCTGGAGCCGGGCATCCGGAGAGGTGACGCCAAAATGAGACTTCAAAATCTCAATATAGCGGGTGCCGCCTCGGGCATCCTTCTCATAGAGCTTCTGGATCTGGAAGGCTAAGCGAAGCTGGTTGATGGAAGCGGCCTGAACATCACCATTAGAAAGAGCCCACAAATTACTAATAACAGGGAAACCGACATCAACACTTGGATTAGACCCAGCAGAAAAAGAAACTTGCTGACCAGCAGAAGAAAAATCAATGCCAGTATAACTATGAGGACTAGGACCGGTAAACTCAGCTGTATATGGTATATTACCAATCAAATTAGAGGGAACAACATCGAGTTGCGGAACAACAGGATAACGCGCAGCTTCAGCAACAGGAATAGTCACATCAGGACCTTTCTGGGGACTGGGTAGACAGGAGGTGAAATAATCATGATACTTAGTAGCCTTAAAAGGCTTACCGCCTTTCACAACATCATCAATATAATTGGTACCATTCGTACCAGTAATAGTTGCATCATCAACAGGAATATTAAGAGGGTCCGTAAGATTTTGATCACGGAACCACTCATTCATTATAAGTCCATAAGCCCTAAAAGGTAATGCAGATACCGAGAGATTAGAAATACCGATAGGAATACCCATATAATCAGCGATAGTACCAGCTTGCCAACCACCAGAAGGACTTTTAATCTGGGGAACTTCATACTCCATAGCCGGGAGCCATGCAGACTTAGTATTCTCACCATTAAACTCCTTCCAATGATTCCATACAAGACGATTAGGTACAAAAAAGAAATAGGTATCCAGATAAATATTATCCATAATCGGGGTTAACATAGTTTGCATACGGACAACCTTAGATGTCTGGACCTTAAACGTATCACCAGGAAGAACCTCATCCACATAGAAAGGAACGATATCACCAACGTTAAATGAGGTCTTTACCGAAGAAGAGCGGTCAAAAGTAGAACGACGAATATCCAAAGAAGTAGGATTAAGCGCAAAATGAGATTCAACATTGCGATTCATTACTTAACATCTCCTTCACTAGGAATAGGTTGAACGGGGGGCACGCTAGGAACTGGCGGTAAGTCTTCTTTAGGTTTTGAAGGATGTAATTTCTCAGCAAAGTCTTCCTTATCCATAGAGGCCATAAAATCCGCAAAGGAATGATTAAACTTAGCACGGATCTCAACGGGCAAAGAATTAAAGTAATTCTCACCAGCAATCACAGAATTAAGAAGCTCAGCATAGGACGTAGGAATAGTAGTAAAATCACCATAAGCACCTTGAGTCTGAGAAAAGACATCAGCTTCACCATTCGCATAACGTTTCAGCAGAACATGAATATCAACACTATCAGCATGAGACTGAATAAAATCATAGATACTTTCACGACCAGATTCTTCCAAAGTCATACAACCATTTTCATCAAAGACAGGTGAATAAAGAATATGCTCCGGATCACCAGGATTAACAATTACACGATCATGGGGATCAAACTGAGTTTTGAACTTCATAAAATCATCCTTTCAAACAATCAACTGCGGAGCAGATCAGAGCAGGAAGCTCAATCGGGAGGAGCTTGCCAGTCTCCGAATCATAAGTGCCGATCTTGTACAAGTCAAAATCCTTACAGTGGGAAAACAAAACAGAATCACTATTCTGGACAGCGTGCTCAAAATTACGCATAGCAACAGCGTCATTAATCTCAAAGGTCGGGGACATGAAACCGGTTTTCACATCACGGATAGCATAAACATTAAATTTCATTTCATATACCTCCAAAAAATATTACTTGCATGTGTAATACAACGCATGTCTTCAAGAGTATAAACACGAGAAAAAGGAACTTTTTCATTCATACGATCAAACGCACAAACAGCATAATGATCAGGACTCTGCTCCATCTGCTTAATCGAAACACCATAAAAACCAAGACGCAACATAAACTTCCTAAAATCTTTAACTTCACCAGGCTGCGCACTCATAGACGAATACCACCTCGAAAAATTGTCGGATAGATCGGAAGAGCACACGTCTGAAC